ATTTCCGACCGGCTACATGCACCACCCGATGAGCTACGATCAAAACTACTTTCAGCAGCTTACGTCGGACAGCGTGGTTCTTGAATACAAGGCCGGGGAAGAGGTCCGCAAATACGGCAACAACGAGGGCAAACGCGACGAGGCGCTCGATTGCGCTTATGGCAACCTAGCCGTATTCATGCTCCGGCGCTGGAACTTTGACGCGCTAGAAGCCGACCTCGCGCTGACCAAGCCCGATGCGCCCGCGCCGGTCGCGCCGCAGGCTGCGGTGTTTCGCGGCGGCGGATTCAGATTGTAAAGGGACGTTGACTATTTAGGCGCTGCGGGCAATAGTGCGCCCATGCCCGATCCCGTTTCCGGTATTCCGTCCCAATTCGAGGCCGGGGACACCGTCATCTTTACAGAGAATTTTCCCGACTACGCGGTGGGCACATACACCGCCAGCCTCGTGCTGAACAATTCCGTTGCCGCTCCTACTACCGTTACGGCGACGACCAGCGGCACCAATTTCCTGTTCACCATCACGGCGGCAGTCTCCGCTGCTTACGCTCCCGGCCAATACACGTTCGCCATTTACGCCACGTCCGGCGCAACCCGCTACACGGCAAAAAGCGGAGTCATCAACATCCTCCCGAACCTCACCGCCACGGCGACGCCATCGTTCGCACAGGCGCAAGTGACGCTTCTCAAGACCGTGCTTGCCGAGTTTAACGCAACCACGCGGCAGAGCGTCAATTTCAATGGGCAATCATTTTCCCGCGCTTCGATCAAGGAGTATCAGCACCAGCTCACCTACTACCGCGCGGAGGTCATCCGCGAGATGGCAGCGGCCAACGCAGCGCGAGGAGTGACGACCGGCAACCGCATCGCCATTCAGTTCGTGCCGTCCAGCGACAACAATCCCGTCACCATCGCCCAATGAAACTCTGGCCCTTCTCCCGTAGCAAAAAGGAAATCCCCGGTGTTCAGGTTCGCGGCTTCCGCGAAATCGCCAGCGTCGGCGGCGGCATCAATGGCGATTGGCCGGTGTCGCAAATCGGCGACGACGCCGATATGTGGCAGAACGCATGGGCGCTCACGTCCCGCGTGCGCGATTTGTTTCGCTCGAATCCGCTTTACCAGACATACCGCGAAACGCTTTGGGCGAACGTCTATGGCAGCGAGGGCATCATGCTGCGTTCTCGCGTGAAAGAGCAGGAGGACCGCGTGATTTACACGCCGGAAGAAAAGGCCGCAATCCGCGCATACGATGCGCGCCAAGACCGCGTGCGCTCCCACTTCGCCAAGCGCGACGGGCGCGAGTTCACGCCAACAAGTCGCCCGTGGCAGGGCACGAACGGCAGCAGCCGCGCGCAGGTCAAGGTCGGCGATCCAGACATCTTCGCCCGCGCATTGATCGAAAAGAAGTGGCAGGAATGGCAGCGCGCTGAGTTCTGCGACGTTCGCGGCACTCGAAACTACAAGACACTCCGGCAGCTTCGCCTGATTGCCGCCGTGCGCGACGGCGACTTTTTCATCCGGATCATTCGCGATCCAAAAGTGAACAAGTTTGGATTTTCGCTGCAACTCATCAATGCCGAATGGTGCGACCGTTTTGCGAATTGCACGCTTCGCAACGGCAACGTGGTGCGGATGGGAATCGAGTATGAGTTCGGATCGTGGGGACTCGGCAAGGCCGTCGCGTATTATTTCATAAAACGACAGCCTACCGATTGGCAGTTCACGCTCGGCGGTGCGTTCGGTTACGGCGGCGTCAATGGAGGACTTCACGACCGCGTTCCGGCCAGCGAAATCCTGCACTACGCGCGCCCGGTTGAGGCCGACAGCACCCGCCCGGCTCCTTGGGTGGCGACCACGATTCCGAAAGCCCGGCAGCTCGATCAGTATGAGCTTGCCGAGGTCGTTGCCGCGCGCCAGCAGGCCACAAAAACGGGCTGGCTTTACAGCGACGTGCTCCCCGAAGGCGGAAGCGCGGCCTTCACCGTGGATCCGAAAACGGGCTTGCCGACGCAGCAAATGGGGCCGGGAGACATCGGCGCGCTGCCTTGGGGCGTGAAGTATCAGGCGATTGACCCAACGCATCCGAATGGCAATTTCGAGAACTTCCGCAAGGCCATGCTCCGGAGCCAATGCGCCGGTATGCCGGGCGCGAATTACTCGACAATGGCCAGCGATTACGAAGCGATCAACTTTTCCGCTGGTCGGCTTCAAAAGCTGGACTCGAATGAAATGTTCAAGCTCATTCAGACGTTCGACATTGACTATGCCGAGCGTCCAATTTTCGAGGCGTGGCTTGAGATGTCGCTGATTACAGGGGCAATTCCGCTGCCGCTTTCCAAGTTCGACAAGTTCAACAATGCCGTGTTCCAGGGCCGACGCTGGCAGGGAGTGGACGAGGTCAAGGAGGTCAACGCTTCTGCGCTTCGCGTGGCAAATCACATGAGCAGCCTTTCCCGCGAGTGTGCCGACAACGGCGAGGATTTCGAGGAAATCATGTTTGAGCGCGCCGAGGAAATCATGCTGCAAGAATCGCTTGGAATTGACCCGGCGCTGACCGTGGATAACCCCGCGCAGGCGGCGGCGGCACCAGTCAAGCCGGAAGAGGAAGACGAGGAAGACGAGGACGAAATGGAAGAGGAAGAGCCGAAACCAAAGGCCAAGAAAGCGCGCAAAACCGCCCGCGTATGACCACCCCGAAAAAGCCCAAACGGGCACTTGCCGTAAAAAATACTAAAGGGACGTTGACAATCAAACCGCGTGCGGTTATTTCTGCGCCCATAGTGAACCGCGATCCTCGCCAACTTCTGACCCGATGAGCACCCGCACCATAAAAGTTCCGTCCGTGCTCTATCGCATGGGCACCAGCGAGAAAAAGGAAAGCGGCGAGATGGAATTGAGCATTTCCAGCGATACGCCGTATCGGCGCTACGACTGGATGAATGACGAGGAATACCTGGAAGTCCTCGACCACGAATCCGGCATGGACGCCGAGCGGCTGATGGCCGGGGCCGCGCTGCTTTTCAATCACGACCGCAACATTCAGCTTGGCACAATTTCCGCGCCGGAAATGCGCAACGGCAAATGCTACGTGACGGCCAAGCTGTCTGCCGCCGCTGATGTGGCAAGCTACCGGACGCGGATTGAGGAAGGGATTTTGAAGGATACCAGCGTCGGCTATTCGATTCTCGACGAGGGCACTTGCATTGGAGCGAAGGACGGTCTGCCGATCTACAAATTCAAGTGGGCACCGCACGAAGCTAGCATGGTAACAATTCCCGCCGACATCACCGTGGGAGTCGGTCGCGCCCGCGAAGAAGAGGGAAAAAGCGAGCTTCGCGAAATAACCGTTGACAATATTCTTAATACACCTAAACAATCAACACAGCTTAATCAATCCACCATGACCACGCCCGCCGCACCTACCACTCCCTCAGTCACCATTGACCCTCTCAGCGAGCGCAACGCCGCCGTCGCTGAGTTCAAACAACGCTGCGCCAAAATTGATTCCTACGTTTCCGGCCTGAAAAATCCGCAGTGGCAGAAAGCCGCTACGGACATCGCCGCGAAGCACAAGACCGGCGAGGCGGATTTCGACGCCTTCCGCACCGAAGCTCTCGACGCTTTCGAGGGCGTGACCCGCATTGCCGCAGAGGATAAGGGCATCGGCATGACGGCGCGCGACCTCGGCGAATACTCGCTCGTCCGCGCGATCAACAACCTTACGCTCGGCGTCAAAACCGGCCAGCGCATCAATTGCCTTGAGTTTGAAGTTTCCGACGAGGTTGCGAAATCCTCCGGTCGCGCTACGCAAGGCCTTTACATCCCGCACGATGTGATGACGCACAAGCGGGCGCTGACCACGAACGTCTTTTCCGCCGCTGGTGCGCTCGTGGAAACTGGCCCTCAAGGTCAGTCCCTTATCGAATTGCTAAGAAATCAAATGTATGTCGTTGCAATGGGCGCTCGGGTTATCTCCGGCCTCAAAGGCAACCTTGCGATTCCTTCGCAGACCGGCGGCGCAACTGCCGCGTGGCTGTCTGAGGACGCGACCATTACCGCAAGCCAGCAGACCGTTGGTCAGGTGTCGCTCACTCCGCACCGGCTCGCCGCTGCTACGGCGTTCACGTTCCAGCTTCTCGCGCAGTCCACGCCTGACGTTGAATCCTTCGTTCGCGAGGATTTGATGAAAGTTCTCGCCATTGCCAAAGACCTCGCCGCCCTTTCCGGCTCCGGTGTCAGCGGTCAACCGCTCGGCATCGCGGCACTTCCCGGAAAGTCCACCAGCGTAACGCTGGCCGGCGCGAACAGCATGACCTACGCAAACGCCGTCCAATTCGAGACGAATGTTGCCACGGCCAACGCGCTCAACGGTTCGCTCGGATACCTCACCAGCGTTGCCACCAAAGGCAACTCCAAGCTGGTTGCGGAAATCGCCGCCGCCAACTCGATCCCGGTGTGGAAAAACGACATGGTCAACGGCTACAAAGCCCTTGCAACCAACCAGCTTACCACTCTGCCGAGCGTCATTTACGGCAACTGGAACGACCTTATCATCGCCGATTGGGGCGCGGGCGGGAACGAAGTCATCGTTGATCCTTACAGCCTGTCAATGCAGGGCCAGGTTCGGATCGTCATTCAGCACCTGACCGACACCGCCGTGCGCCACGCCAAGTCGTTCTCTATCTCCACTACGTAACAGCCGACTCAACAGCCCAACCTACCACACATAATATGCAATCACCCGACCTTAACGGAGAACTTTCTGAGTTCGCACTTATTCCGCCCGTCAACCTCCTTGTCGCTGCGGGAACGCAGACTTACGCGGGAATTGACGTTCAGGAATACATCGGCAACATCAAGCTGATTTTCACTCACGCTGGCGCTGCCGCTGACGGTTCAAACTCGCTCCAAGTTTCGATCCTCGACAGCGCGGACAACACCACGTTCGCCGCTTCCGCTGGCCTGCCGACCTTCGCCGCCATCACCGCAAGCAGCGGCACGGTGAGCGTTGCGCTCGACACCCGCGCATGCAAACGCTATGTGCAGGGCAAGCTGCTCACCTCGTCCACCACGGCGACGTTCCGCTCGGCGCTGGTTGGCGTCGGTCTGAAAGAGACCATCTAAACCGTTTGGAGTAGTTCATAAGAAAGGCCCGCAGGCTGAAAAGTCTGCGGGCTTTTTCTTTGCTGTTGACGGAAACCAAGCGTTAGGCTAAGCGTGGAATCGTGAAGCAGAAAAACCCCGCCGCCGTGGCGCTTGGCTCGATCAAAAGCGCCAAGAAATCCGCCGCGTCCCGGCGCAATGGCAAGCTCGGCGGAAGACCAAAGAAAACCAATGACTCCAAAACACAAAAAGCTCCTTAAGCGCGCGGCCAAGTGCGGCTCGGATGGCGACCACGCGACGGCGGAAAAGCTCTGGCGTGAATACCTCGATCACGACCCAAACCATCCCGCCGTTCTGTTCAACGTCGGCTGGTGCATCGAGCAGCGCGCAAACTCGCCGCAGGACCGGCTCGCCGCCGCTGAGTATTACGAAAAGGTGCTGCAATCGCCGCTTTCCGATACGGAACTAAAAGCGAACGCGATGAATCAAATCGGGCTGATGTGCCTGACCATTGGCGAGGATGAAAAGGCCGCAACAAGTTTCGGCTTTGCGCTCAAGATCAAACCTGACCACGGAGCCGCGAAGATCAACCTGGCCGACGCGCACCGGGCGCTCGGCGAATACGACATGGCGGCGAGCGAATACGCCAACGTCCTAGACCAAAACCCGAACAATCCCGAGGCGAATATGTGCGCCGGGATGCTGGCGCTTCTGCTTGGCGATTACCCGCGCGGATGGGACTTGTATCGCTCGCGCTGGCAGGTCAAGACGTTCACGACAAAGCCAATGGAGACGACACGCCCGCGATGGAATGGCGAGCCGCTGGACGGAAAAACAATCATGCTTTGGGAAGAGCAAGGCTTTGGCGATTCGTTCAACTTCATTCGCTACGCCTCCGCGCTTGCCAAGCTCGGCGCTCGCGTGCTGTTTGGGTGCCAGCCAATCCTTCGCGACGTGATGCGGGGAGTGGACGGGCTGGCCGGCGCGGTTGAACGCAGCGACGCGACGCCGTTTGACTACCACCTTCCGCTTCTCGACGTTCCGCACTTTCTCGGCACGACCGCGGCAAACATTCCCGAGGCGCATTGCCTCCGCATCATGCCGGACTGGCGGCGAGTCAGCATTGAAGGTAACCTGTCCCGCCCGCGCGTCGGTCTAGTATGGGCCGGTTCACCGTCGCACGGCAAAGACAAAGCCCGCAGCGTTACGCCGGAAATGCTGCAACCGATCATTGACGCGCACCCGGAACGGGACTTTTACAGCTTCCAGGCCGGACCGCGCGCGCATGAGTTCGAGCGACTGCGCGGCGTGACCGACCTCGCTCCAAAAATCGAAAACTGGACAGACACGGCGCAGCTTTTGACATGCATGGACTTGCTCATTTCGGTCGATACGGCGTGCGTCCACTTGGCCGGATGCGTCGGCACGCCGGTTTGGATGCTCTGTCCCAACTCGCCGGACTGGCGATGGATGCTGGGGCGCGACGATTCACCCTATTACCCGAAGCTCCGGCTGTTCCGGCAACCGAAGGCCGACGATTGGGCGACGCCAATTGAGCGGATAAAGGAGGCGATGTGAACCGTCTTGCCGACTTCCTCGCTGCCCGCGCTAGCGAGACTTACCCGGAACCTCGCACCGCCGGGCACGACGATCTTACCGCGCGCATGGCCGCGCTTGTCGCGCCGCATCTATCGCCCGGCGCGTCTATTTTGGACGTTGGATGCGGACAAGGCCCGGCACTCGAATGGTTCACGGCAAACGGATTTTCGCCGCTCGGCATCGCGCTAGGGCAACAGGACGTTGACGCTTGTATCGCAGCGGGCTTTCGCTGTGAGCAGATGGACCAAAACGATATGACCTTTCCCGACCGCGCCTTCGATTGTGTGTGGGCACGGCACGTCTTGGAACACTCTGTGATTCCGCTCTTCACCCTGACCGAGTTTGCGCGCGTATTGCAACCGTTGGGCATCCTTTACGCCGAGATGCCCGCGCCGGACACCGCTTGCGCGCACCAGACCAACGCCAACCATTACAGCGTCTTTCCGGCTTCGTGCTGGCAGTCGCTAATCGAGCGCGCCGGATTCGAGATCGTGGAGACACGGAACATCAACCTGCAAACCGGAATGGGGCCGGACAAATATCTGTCATTCATCTGCCGAAAATTATGAAAATCTACTACTCAGGCGCAAAAGGCGAAGGCTGGGGATGGGGCGTATTTGGTGAAAGCATCGCGCGCGAACTGGCCAAGCTCGGAATGCTGACCGAGAACGCAGCGGACGCCGACGTTGCGCTCATTCCCCTTGCCGACCATGATCTAAACGCGGGCAGTCCAGTCCGCGCTAAGGTCAATCTCGCCGTGTGCTTTTTCGAGTTCGAGCTTGGGCCAAACGCCGCCGCCAACGCCGCGAAGTATGACGTTGTTTTCGCCGGTTCAACATGGTGCCTAGACCGGCTCGCCGAGCGCGGGATTCACAACACGGCTTTGCTCATTCAAGGAGTGGACGGAGACGTTTTCAGCCCGCAACCGAAGCGCCAACCGGACGGCCAGTTTCGCATCTTCTCAGGCGGCAAGTTCGAGTATCGCAAGGGGCAGGATTTGGTCATCGCCGCGTTCCGCGAGTTCGCCAAGACGCATCCCGAGGCGCATTTGGTTTGCTCGTGGTTCAATCCTTGGCCGGACTTGGCAAAGCAGCTTGTGAACAAAATGGGATGGGATGGCCCGACGGTGAATCAGTCCGCACTATATCACGCCGTGCTTTGCGCGGAAGGACTCAGGCCGGAACAATTCACGATCCTCCCGCAACTCAGCCACACCGACCTCGCGCGCGAAATGGCAAACACCGACGCCGGCCTATTCCCGAACCGCTGCGAGGGCGGCACGAATCTGGTGTTGATGGAATACTCCGCGCTTGGTCGGCCCGTCATCGCCAACGTGCTGACCGGGCACGCGGATGTTTCGGAGGCGATTCACTACCAGATTCCCGCAACGGCAGACCCGGTTACGGGATGGGCTAAACAGCGCGTGAAGGACATTGTGGATCGAATGGAAATGGCGAAGCATTACCGGCATGTGCCGGTGCCGTCGCTTCCGTATTGGCCGTGGTCCGACGCCGCTGAGAAGATCGTCACCACGGCGCGGAAATACTTTGCACGCCTAAAGTAATTTGCTAAGGTTGGCCGCGTGAGCAGCCAATTGACAGCATCTTGGGCCGAACTTTACACCGCGCAAACGGAGGTTGTAAAGGACACCGCTACCGCCGACCTCGGCACGCGGCAGGCGACGGTTGGCACGGTCACTGGCAACTGTATTCTCGGCGTCCAGGCGCTTTCTGACGACCTGCAAATAGACGGCTTCGCCCAGGGCGGCGATTACGCTTTCACGATGCTCGCCAGCGCGTTTGAAGTGCCACCAGAGGCGCAATGCCCGGTTCGGCTGCCAGGCATTGAAGCGGCGCTTGTGCTCCGGGATTTCGACCTCAACAACGGGGTGTATCAAATGACGGCAATCGACCCGAGCAAGCGATGAGCAACCCCAGCCTAGAATCCCTAGTTGAGTCCGCCTATTCCGCCGCGCTTCGGACCAATCAGACCGAGCTTGCGGACATCCGCATCAACCTCGCCAGCAGCGGCCTAAACCAGACGACCACCGAAGCCGACGACAACAGCGGACGCCCGGCGACCACGCTGCCGATTCCGTGCATCCGCCTTCGCGCGGAGGCCACAAGCGAAACGCTCGGCTCGCTCAACACGCCGAAATGGGCTGTCCGTTTGGAGGTGGAAGTTGAGCAAAAGGCCAATCTAGGCGAAGGCGATGGCCCAACGCTTGATGACCTTTACAGCCTCGCCACGCGCCCGTTCTGGTATGGAAGCCCAACGCTCGCCGCAACGCTCGAAACGGGCAACGCCGCGCTCCGCGTGCATGGCGTGAGCAAACGGGGCGAGGCGCTCGAACAGGAGCAGCTAGAGGCCACGCTGGTGCGCCGTAGCACCGTCACGATTCACTGCGCGCCGGTCACAATTTCGTAGAAACTTAACGCTTGCAAATAGTCAACGCGCCTTTAGTATTTTGCCCATGCCGAAGCTCGACACAGCACCAAGCGCCCAACCAGCCGACTCGGCATCCCTTTCCCCGCTAGAGCAGGAGCTTGTGACGCGCGAGGCGTTTCTCGCCACGCTGGAAACGGGAACCGAGGGGCACCGCGTCCATTCCGAAATTGTCTCCAATCTCAAACGCCAACTAGAAAAACCATAACTTATGCCCGTCACACTTGTAGGGACCGCCGGTCCCGCTTTCGCACTTCCCGCCGCAGAACTTTTCGTTGACGCCGAAAGCGTCACGCTGGATGTCTCTCCGCAGTTCATCAAGGAGAAAACGAGCTACGACGGCATCATCAACAATGTAGCTTATGGGCCGATGGAAGCGTCGCTTTCCATTAGCGGAAAGACCAAAATCCGCAACGTGAACGGGCCTTACACCGGCTCGCTTCTGCTTTCCGTTCTCGGCACGGCGTTTTCGCCCGCGACCACCTACACGACCCTGAACGCTGGCACTTCCACCTTTTCCATCACTGCCATCTGGGGCGCGCCGACTACCGGCATGTATCTGGAAAAAGGCAGTCTAAGCTACGGCGAGGGCGATTACGTCGGCTTTGCCTGCGACTTCAAAGCGCGAGCCGGAATCACCTAACCCACCAACCAACGGAGCGGGAACCGTAAAAACCGCACAGACAAATGACTGAAACAGCACTACCGCAGAAGCAGATATTCGAGTGCAGCAACCTCACGCTGGCAATTGCACTCGCCTCGTTTGGCGTTCCGTTCGCAAACGCCGATGGACGCAGCCTTTTCGGGCTGAACAAATACACCGTGGCCTTCATTCGAGGTCATGCGCTTTACGAAAAGACCAAGGGCCTGTCGCATGACGACGCCATCCGGTTTCTGTGGCGCAACGGTCAGCCTGGAAACATCGTCTATTGTTTCGAGCGTTCGCAGTTGCTTGCGGATATTTGCGAGGGATGGGACGACCAAGGGGCAGCGGGCGACACGCCGAGCGACTTGGAGGTTTCGCCAAAGGACGCCGGACGCATCGCACGCCGCTTATCGCAAACCCGCTCGCAGTTCATCGGCGACAAATACACCGTCCCGTTGTGGCGTCGCAAAGACACGGACGGCAATTTGCTCGTGCCGGCCATCGCGCACACTATCGGCACCAGCGCGACTGAATCGACCGGCGACAACGCAACCCGAACCGTGATTCGCAACGCGCAGATGCGTGGCGTGCAAATCTGACGTATGCCTGTCACGCTTATCCCTTCCAACATCATTTTTGGAACGCATGAACCAAAACAACCCTTCAATATTCCGGTCGGAGCAAAGTGGAAAATTCGCATGCGGCCAGATGATTTTGCGCGCTGCTTTGTGCGGCGCAACGGAACAATTTCAGAACATCGCATTCGCTTGGTTGACGGCGATTGGATGCTGGATGAACCGCACTCAATAAATCATGGAAACTGAAACACCCGCAGTCGCACCCGAAGCATCCGCCGAGCTTGGCGTTGCTCATTACTTCAAAGGCAAGCGTCTTGAGCCTTTCAGCTTCGCCCGCCAGTCCGCATTTCAACGCCTCCGCGTCGGCAGCGAATCCACAATCGAATCGGCTGCAATGCTCGTCTTTCTGTGCCTGCAAAAGCCGGAACGGATTGACCGCGCGCGCGGCGAGGAAGGCTGCGCGCGTTTCCGCCTCGATCTTTCCGCATGGGCAGACGAGCAGAAAATCGGCATCAACTACACGGACGAGGCGGGCGTTTTGCACGGCAGCAAAGCCGGTCACGAAGTGCAGAAGATTGCGTCCGAAGTATGGTCAGAAATCGCAGCAGCCGAGAGCGAGCCGGACCTTAAAGATGAGACAGGAACCGAAAGCCCAAACGCATGACGCCGGGATGGGAGGCGTCCTACGTCGCCAAAGTCTCGGCAGTCCTTCACGGCTCGATCACGCCGCATCAAATCCGTTGGGAGTTGCCGCTCTCGGACGGGCTGCGCTTCGTGACGTATTGGTGGAACTTCTACTGCGAGAGAATCCATTCGGGAGGCGTGGTCTATCACGGCGTGGATTGTCGCCGAGTCCAGGACGAAGACGAGACGGAATGCGGGGAGATCGTATGAGCGTAACCATGAAGGCGGACATGAAAAAGCTTCACGCTTCGCTGAAAGCCGTCAAAGCAACGTCGCGCCGATCCTTTACCGAAATCATAAACAAGGCATTGAAGGACGTGGCCTTTCGCGCGGCACAATTCACACCTAAAACAAAATCAAGTGCAGTCCGCGCTGGCTTACGCCCAAAGCTGCTATCGCGGATCGCCGCAAAGTCGCTAACGGCCAAGCAAGGCAAGTTCAAAAAAACTGAACTGGCGGCGGAAAAGAAGAAGATCATGGCGCGACGACTTAAGGGAATTGGAGGCGTTCGCGCCGGATGGTTTCCGGCAATCGTGGCTCTTGGCGGAAAGATAAGAGGCGGTGAAAAGATGAAATCGAGCGGAAGCGCCAGCAAAGGATTTGCAAAAAAGGCCGGTGGATTGCGCCTGTCGGGAAAGATCAGAAACGCGGTTGTCACAACTCAGTTTGCCAAAAAAACAAACACCGGAGCAGGCAACATCCCGTTTGCCGTTTCTGCTTTAAGGCAGGCGGTTCTGTTTGTTGCCAACGACCGAGCGGCACACGCGGAGCGCAAACGCGCGGTTAGCAAAGTATTAAAACAGCACTCAGACAAATAAGATGGCTACGGACTCGCTAGATTTCAAATCAGGGCTGGACGATTCCAAGTTTCAAGCGGGAATAAACCGCATGGACAAAGCAGCGTCCAAGCTGGGAGCCAGCATGGCAAAAGCCTTTGCTGGTGGCGCGGTTATTGGTGGGCTTGCCACGATTGGCACAATGCTTAAGAACGTCGGCAACGAGGCGATTGAGTTTGGGTCGAATATCAAAGACACAGCCGACCGGCTTTCAATGTCAACGACCGCAATGCAGGGATTGACCGAGGCGTTTGGGCTTAGTGGAGCCAAAGCGGAGGACGTGCAAAAGGGAATGGTGCGTTTGAATATGTCGCTAGACGACGCCAGAAACAACACCGGCACAGCGCGGGCGGCGTTTGAAAGGCTTGGAATCACATGGGAACAAATCGACAACGAATCGCCGGAAGAGGTAATTCATATTCTTGCCGAAGCGGTTAAAAATACGAAAGACCCAGTCGCCGCGCTTTCCAGCGTTATGGACATTCTTGGAAAAACCGGCGCTAAAATGGTGCCTGGACTTTCACAGGGAGCGGATGCGCTTCGTAAAATGGCCGATGAAGCTGCAAAACTATCGGACGCAGACATTAAGCGGCTGGACGATTACGGCGACACCATTCAAAAGATTTCAACCCGGCTTTCTGTCTTAAAGGCCACCGCCGTCGTCGGAGCCATCGAGGGCGTAAAGAACGCCAGCGTTAGCAGTGTCACAAAAAAGATTGCTGAGGTAAATGCTGCGCTCGCAATGGGTCCAGCAGGTTTGATGGCGCTTGCGTTCAAGGTGCCGGAGGATTTGAAAAACGCCGCAAATAAAGGCGGCGAAACTGGCGAACAATTCGGACCATCAATGGCCGAAATGATGGCAACTCCAAAAAGTGACCCAAGGTTGGAGGAGCAATCAAAAAAGGAAGCGAAGGCATTGGAAGATCGTAATAAGGAGATGCGTGAGTTAGAGGCTCAGGCGGTTAGGGATAAGGAGAAATACCGCGACGAAATGCGCGCGGCCAATGATGAATACGAAAGATACGAACAAGAAACACAACGCGAGGCGACCGAGCACTTTCTAGCTGCGGAAAAAGAAAAAAACAAAAAACTCAAACAACAGCAAGAAGCGGCGGCGCGAGAGCAAGCTGCCAACGCGATGAAAAACGCGCAGGATGCGGCGCAAAAGGCCATTGAGGGCGAAGGTGCGGCGCGCGAAGCCTTGCGCGATGTTCTGAGCGGAAAGAAACCAAGGAAGCCAACGGCAAAGGAACGGCAAATAAACCGACTTATGGACAACGCGGAAAAAGGAATTGGCGGGCAATCAACGCGCCGAGGCGCAGCGAAAGCGCTTCAGGAGTTCAAACAAGCTCAGGCAAACAGGAAGGCAGCCGAGGAATTGCAAAAACAGGCAGTTGCCAAATTGGACCTGATTGAAAAAGGAATCAACGGAGGATAACTTATGCCATCGGTAATCTACAAACCAGCCAGCGGAACCGGCTACGATTTCGAGCTAAAGTCCACACCAATTGCCAGCAAGAGCGATTGGGGTATCGACACTCTGACGGTCGAAATGTGGGGCGCGCAGCCGGGGCTTGTGGCTTACGTCGCCGCGCTCGCGCAGGGGCAGACCTACAACTACAATTCGCAGACGTGGTATCTGCAAAGCTGGAGCGACGATAAGGATCAGGTGTATCCTACCGTCACGCTAAACTTCAAAGGGCTGTTCAGCGGAATCCCAGCTCCATTGGTAAATGGTCAGAATATAAATCAAACCGGCACGATCACAGTTGCAAAAGATACTGTGAATCCAGACGGGACGACCACGCCATCCTCAGCATCCCGAACATTTAGTTATTTCACGCGCCAAACAACCACGCGCTATATTACCACCAGCCGCCCAACGGTCCCGACATACACCACGCCGGATATTCCATTTACGCCAGTGATTTACAAAAGCGAGATACGCGACGCGGACGGAACGCTATACACGGGCAATGCGCCCGCTGCGCTAGTCTCGGGATTGACTCCAGTTGGGAGCATCAACGCCACCACAATGACCTGCACACAAATTATAGCAGGACTTAATCTGTTTGAGTGCGAGGACGTTTGCACCGTGCTGTTGCCGTCGAACTAAGCCATGCCACAACAACTGCCAGACATTCCCAAGGTTGACCGCAAGACCAGCTACCAAGGGCTTAAAGGAATCGTCGCCAAGCTGCGAGACGAGTTCATCCGATCATATCTTGTGGACTCGGCGAGCGTGACGGTTGTTGACAATCCGGGAAAAACCAGAAGCGCGGAGGTCAACTTCCCGAATCAGGGAGGCGGAATAGTTCCAGCCAACGCTTACCGCGCCGGGGAAACCGAATTGGGAAGCGATGACCCGGAAAACCCGGTTGCACCGCCAGCTCTGCCGCTTCCTTCTACTGACACCGGAATAAGAGGCACTCAACCACTTGATATTGCCAGCAACGAAACAGACGGATATACGCTGCGGGTAATAACGCGGCGTTACATCTACAACAGCGGCGCAGGAACATTCGATGAAATCGCTTTTGCTCGGGATGTTACATGGGACAGCAGCGGTTTATTTTACAAATTTGGGCCGGAAATAGTGGTGGAAACGGGAAACGTAACAGGAAGCGGCAGCGCAAGCGGAGGGCTTCCGTAATGATTGCAACTGCCGCGTTTTGCTGGAAAGCCAAGGCACAAACAATTTCCTGGTCGCACACGGCTTTGTGGGGGCTTTCCGTGCATTGGGCAAGACGATGGTTCTCTAACGTGGTGTTCTACGGCGACGATTCCGCGCATCGGTTGTTTGTGGACGGGCTGCAACTGCCATTCGAGCGCGTGCATTTGCTGCCGGAGATTCCTGACGACCTCGCGCACGTCTATGACTTGCCGAAACTGCACGCGCTGCGCTCCGCTGTTCAAGAATACGGCCCGACGCTCCACCTTGACCACGATTGCCACTTCCGCCGCAAGCCGTCCGGCGCGATCCTGTCCGCACCGTTTGCCGCTGAATATCGCTACACGGAAACCGACCAGCCGGTTCTTTTCCGGCAAGTGCGCGAGTTCAACGCCAATCTACCGGAACCGCTGCCGGAGCCGCGCCTGGGGCTTGCCAGCGGAATCATGGGCGGCGGGGACGTTGACGGCATCGCGGCGCTTTGCATGGAGTCCATCGAGCGCGCCACTTCGCCGGCCAACCGCGAGGCGTTTTCCGCACAGGAGCCGGGTGCCGGATATTGGAAATCAGTGCTTATTGGCGAAATGGCCTGCGGCAACCGTTGGCCGGACGCCGAGTGCATCTTGGCCGATGGCGGCGGGACTGAGGACGAGCGAAGGCGCATCGGGTATCATCACGTTGCGGGAGGAAAGAAAGACGCCGGGATGCTCGCCGTAATGGACAACCTTTTCAGGGACGATTTTCCGCAGGAACGAGCGGAACTTTTTCAGAGGTGGAACAAACTTATTGAATAGTCAACGCATCTAAACTAATCTCCGCGCATGGCCAACGAATTTACATTTTCCGGCACGTTTCAATTCCTCAAATCGCTGGCCCGCATTTCCGCCGTGGCGACCACTCAGGCGACAGTCTCAGGGACGCAATGCAACGACGGCACGCAAAGCGTCGGCACGAGCTATGAGGCGCTCGACTTTGGCGACATGGGCACAACTCCCGGCTACGTCATGCTGCAAAACCTTGACCCCACAAACTACGTCGAGATTTCCAGCGACAGCGGAGCGACGTATTGCATCCGGCTCAAGGCCGGGAGCACCAGTGTCGGCGGTGGCATTGCCGTGTTTTTCAACAACTCGCTAACCACATGGGGAGCGCGGGCAAACACCGCCGCTTGTCTCGTTTCCGTTCGCGCCGTAGCACCATAATCCCATGCCTTCC